AGAAACAACAGGTCGTGGTATGTCATTATCATTACTATACGCTGATGAGTTTGCTTTCGTTCCGCCTAATATTGCCACTGAATTCTGGACTTCGATATCACCAACACTAGCAACTGGTGGTAAAGCTATTATCACTTCAACGCCTAACTCAGACGAGGATCAATTTGCTCTAATATGGCACGAAGCTAACAAACGCATAGACGAGTTTGGAAACGAATCACTTCTAGGGCGCAATGGCTTCTTTCCATTTAAAGCACATTGGCAAGAGCATCCGGATAGAGATCAGAAATGGGCTGATGAAGAAAAAGGTCGCATCGGAGAAGAACGATTCCGTCGTGAACACGAATGTGAATTCTTAATCTTTGATGAAACATTAATTAATTCTATATGTCTAGCTGGTATGGAAGGAATAGAACCTATAATGAAGATGGGTCAAGTCCGATGGTATAGAAAAATCAAACCTGATTCTACTTATCTAGTGGCATTAGATCCCAGCCTCGGCACGGGCGGCGATTATGGCGCTATTGAAATATTTGAATTACCATCATTAGAACAAGTAGGAGAGTGGCAGCATAATACCACACCTATACAAAGTCAGGTCAAAATCCTAAGAGAAATCTGCAAGTATATCGAGACCGAAAATCTAGCACAAGGAGTTAATCCTAAGATCTATTACAGTGTAGAAAATAATACCGTAGGTGAAGCTGCCCTAGTCGCTATAAACGAAATGGGCGAAGAAAGTATTCCAGGTATGTTCTTAAGCGAACCCTTAAAGAAAGGGCATGTACGCAGATTCCGTAGGGGATTCAATACTACGCATATCGCTAAAATATCAGCCTGCGCCAAAGCCAAACAGCTAATTGAACAGAAAAAAATAAGCATATACAGTAAAAGTCTGATATCGGAACTCAAGACTTTTGTAGCAACAGGCATTACATTTAAGGCTAAAAGTCAGGAGCACGATGACCTAGTGGCAGGATTATTGCTGATCATACGCATGATCATGATGCTAGGCGACTGGGATCCCATGGTCTATAACAAGATGATCGAAGACGCTAAGATGGACGATTACGATCTTCCCCTGCCTATCTACATCAGCAGTTTTTAATAAATACAGATATGAAAACTATTGAAATTATCAGCCAAGATGTATTTGACAAAATACGCAGCAGATTCTCAAATCTAGAGATGGGTGACGAAGCCGGCGCTATCACAATGGATCCCAGAGAAGCTAGATTTTTTGACTTTGATTTTGCCATTGAAGAAAATAACCTAGGCAGAGTTAGCATAAGCATCAACGAACTAGGAACACTGAAAGTATTTTACGGTCAGAGTCTTTTAGAAAACAGCGATTCTGATTACAAAAAATATTGGTATGATTTCCTAAGAGAAATGAGAAATTTTGCCATGCGTAGACTCCTACGCTTTGATACTAGAGACATAACAAAGAGCAATCTGAACAAAGACGATTTCCAATATCTTGCCGCAAAAGGGCCCAAGGACGATACAAATATGAACGAATCTAAATTCCAAGGCGGTAAAAAGACCAGTGTCCGCCAACTTCAAAAAACCAAATTAATCGCTAAACATCATAAAAGTATTGAAGATGAAAGTTTTGGAGCGAGAAGTAGAGCCAATAACATCAAAGCACTTTATGTGGAAAACGAAGAGGGCGAACGTTTTAAATATCCATTCATCCACGTAGCAGGTGCTAAAGCCATGCAGATGCACTGCGCTCACGGTGGCAAACCATATGACGACAAGGGCAAGGCTATCGTTGGCATGAGTGAACAAATCGCACAACTTAGCGCATTTAAAAGACATATGGGCGGTCACGACGGCATGAATCAAGAAGTTAATAATATCGCTGAACGTGCCAATGCTAAATTAGAAAGTCTAAGAGTACAAGTAAATAATCTCGGTAAACAACATCATTATCAAGAATGGTCAGAATGCTGGCAACCTGTATCTACAATGCAAGGCATGGCAGAAATGGATCAAGCTACTATGGAAGACTACAAGAGCAAGTTCACTGTTAATAGTTTCAAAGAAGATCTAGCACAGTACTTTCCATTGATACACAGCATCATGCAAGAAACTGGAGAACTAGATCTCGAGGAATATGTAGATGAAACCGCAGCACCTTGGGAAACAGACGATGAAGCTGACTCCCGTGAAAAAGATGGAAAGAAGCCTAAAGATACTAAAGGCAAGGACGGATCCGAGCACGGCGGCCACTCTAGAGCAAAACATTTAGCGAAACAGGCGATACCAAAGAAAGAAGGATTTGAACAATTTGAAAATTGGGCAAATCGTGTTGAAGAAGGGTATTTAGAGCCAGACACTATCATGGCATTGAAGGATTTGTTAGATAGCGGAGACCTCAACGTTGTGGGTGTAGATGCTACTCCCTCTATCGAAGCACTACAAGGTATTGGTGTTATCAAAGATGAAAATGATGATTTGACACAGGCCCTTATAGCATTAGCTAGAACAAATCCCGAGTCCGACCCAACAGATACGATTTTAGGCTGGTTAGCAAAAGATGATCCGGAAGCGGCGGCAGAACTAGGTTATGAACCTCCGGAAGGTCAAGAACCAGCAGCTCCACAAGATCAAGAAGAACCAATAGAGGAACCGGCTAATGCGGACTTTGATCCAGAAGGTGGTGAAGAGAAAACTGAAGAACCAACTGTGAGGGATCTAGCAGAATGGTTAATGGGTCATTATAATAGAGACTATAAAGAAGAAGGATTTGCTAGTCCTTGGAGAAAAGGTGCTACAGAATTAGAGATCATGGCCAACAAAGAATTTGGCGAAGGCTACGGACATATAGTAGGTCGTATGGTCAGTGACATGGATGACACTCCACTTAACAAAGTGACTAGAAAGCATGAAATCCGTAATAAAGAAATGGAAGAAGAACAACATGGTATCTTTGGTCCAGTACACGGCGACGGTGCGGAAAAACCATCAGGTGGCGGCAAAATGGGATGGGCCGAGACTGATGAAAGTATAGAATTTAATCGAATACGACAATTAGCAGGTTTGGCAAAATAAAATCACAATTAACAATCACTGAGGTTGCGATGATAAATAGATGTGTGTATACTTAACCGTATGCACACATTTTTCTTTTTAGTCAGTTGGCTTTAAAGAAGAGGCATAATATTACATTTATAAGGAAAAATCATTATGGCAACTTTAGCAGAAATTCGCGCAAAACTTCAACAAGCATCTCAACAAAACACCGGCGGCGCAAGCGGTGGAGACAACGCAATTTACCCCCACTGGAACATTCAAGAAGGACAAACAGCCACTGTTCGTTTCCTACCTGACGCCGATCCAAACAACACTTTTTTCTGGGTAGAACGAGCAATGATCAAATTGCCATTCGCCGGAGTAAAAGGTGAAACAAACTCAAAACCGGTTACTGTACAAGTTCCTTGTATGGAAATGTGGGGCGAGACTTGTCCTATTCTTACTGAGGTCCGTCCTTGGTTCAAAGACAAGGGACTTGAGGAAATGGGTCGTAAGTATTGGAAGAAGCGTAGTTATTTGTTCCAGGGCTTTGTGGTTGACAGCAGTTACAAAGAAGATGGAAAGACTCCAGAGAATCCAATCCGTAGATTCATCATCGGTAGCCAAATTTTTAATATCATCAAGGCAGCATTGCTTGATCCAGATATGGAAGAATTGCCAACCGACTATGTTCGTGGTACTGATTTCAAGATCACTAAGACCAGTAAAGGTGGTTACGCAGACTATTCTACTTCAAATTGGGCTCGTCGTGAACGTGCTCTAGCCGAAGATGAAAACGCGGCAATCAAGCAACACGGTGTTTTTAATCTCAAGGACTTCTTACCTAAGAAGCCGGGCGATGTTGAACTAAAGGTCATGAAAGAAATGTTTGAAGCATCAGTTGATGGCGAAGCATTTGACATGGACAAGTGGGGACAATACTTCAAACCAGCAGGTTACAACAGTAACACTGACGCAGGTAAAGCAGCCCAGCCGGTTGCAGCAAAACCTGCAGTAGCAGATGACATCGACGAAGACGATGTACCTGTTGTTAAGACAGCCAAAGTAGAAGCACCAAAAGCAGACGCTGGCGATAACGGAAGCCGAGCACAGGACATCCTTGCGATGATCCGTAACCGTCAAAAAGCAGAATAAGGAGTTAGACTATGGGAAAAGCCTTCGATATTTCGAAGTTCCGCAAGTCTATCACTAAATCTATTGATGGATTAGGAATAGGGTTTAACGACCCAACTGATTGGATTTCAACCGGTAACTATGCCCTAAACTATCTTATCTCGGGGGACTTCTTTAGGGGAGTCCCTTTGGGCAAGGTCACTGTATTTGCTGGTGAAAGTGGTGCTGGAAAGAGTTATATCTGCTCTGGAAACATTATTCGACACGCACAAGAACAAGGTATTTTTGTTATCCTGGTTGATAGCGAAAACGCACTTGATGAAAAGTGGTTGTTGGATTTAGGTGTTAGTACTAGTGAAGATAAACTGCTTAAACTCAATATGGCGATGATTGACGATGTGGCTAAAACCATTTCTGAATTCATGAAAGAATACAAAGCGATGCCTGAAGAGACACGCCCAAAGATTCTTTTTGTCATTGATAGTTTGGGCATGTTGCTGACTCCTACTGATGTAAATCAGTTTGAAGCAGGCGAGATGAAGGGTGATATGGGTCGTAAGCCCAAAGCACTTACCAGTCTCGTTCGTAACTGTGTAAACATGTTTGGTTCGTGGAATGTTGGATTAGTTTGTACCAATCACACCTACGCTAGTCAAGACATGTTTGATCCAGATGATAAGATTTCAGGCGGTCAAGGTTTCATTTATGCTAGCTCTATCGTAGTTGCCATGCGTAAATTGAAATTGAAAACTGACGAAGATGGTAACAAAACTACCACAGTAAATGGTATTCGTTCAGCCTGTAAGATCATGAAAACACGCTATTCTAAACCTTTTGAATCAGTGCAAGTTGAGATTCCATACTCAACAGGTATGAGTCCATTCAGTGGTTTGGTTGATTTGTTTGAAGCCAAAGGTAAGTTGAAGAAAGAAGGCAACAGTCTTGTTTACACAACTAAGGATGGTGAGATCATCAAGCAATTCCGCAAAGCGTGGAACGGTAATGACAAAGAAGGGCTAACTACAATTATGGCAGAGTGGGAAGAAATTGCTATGCCAATGACTATAGAAGAAACAGAGGAAGAATAAAATGGAAGAGTCATTAATTATGGAAATATGGGATACATTCAAAGAATATATTCCGGAAAAAAACAAGGAAATGGCAGCAACACAATACATCGATTTCCTTTTAGGCAAAGATGTTGATACTTCAATTATAGAAGGATTGTCAGGTTACGATACTCATCTTGATGATGCAATTAAAACGGCGTTAGATGAAGGCGACTACGATGAAGGCGAAGACGAGTACTACGACGAAGATGAGGAATAACGATGGCACGATGGTATGCCAAAGTTAGTCAAGACATATCACATCTGCCTGCGTGTATCGACTGGTTCTACCAAGAATTAGAAGAAGCTAAAAAAGAAATTAAAATCTATGGAAACATAGAAAAAGCTTCTTCTATTCTGCCCGGTATAGTTGAGCAACGATTCAATCAGCTTCAAGAAATCGAAGCTATATTAGAATATCTCAATATTGAGCTTAGACGTACACGTTCAAAGGTGTTTAGAAAGTATCTTGAAAACTATCAACGTGCTTTAAGCAGTAGAGACTGCGAAAAGTTTGCCGAAGGCGAACCAGATGTTGTGGATATGGAAAAAATCATCAACGAATTTGCCCTCTTGCGAAATCAATGGTTAGGAATAATCAAGTCCCTGGATATCAAGCAATGGCAATTGAGTAACATTATCAAACTTCGAACAGCCGGTATGGAAGATATCGTTCTCTAATTTAAAATCATGTACATTGAAGACATTATCGATAATTTGGTAGGATTTGGGAGCCTAGGTAACGCTAGAGCCAACTTTTTTAGTGCGTATGATGATACACTGCTGTCAAGTTTTGACTCACAGATATCATCCGGCCTTGGGTTGACTGAAAAACAACAGGTTCTTGCGGTAAGAATATTAAAAAAGCATTCGCAAGAAATATCAAATTTGCTATCAAAGCCAGTTGAGCTTTTTTTAGAAAATCCCCAGTTCAGATCACCCCCTAGATCGATCAATCATTCGAAAACGGTAAAATTATTTAAAGATCAAGAAAATAAACGATCATTGATTCGTGTTAGTTTTCCCTATGATGAAAAATTAGTGAATGACATCAAGAATTATAAGAGAGAAGTCGGCACAAAGAGAGCAGGCTTTCCTCGACCGGTAAATTCTGAGGATATTTTTTGGAATACACAGTCTCGTACCTGGGATTTCCATCTTCGAGAAGAACACATTGATTGGTTAAATTTAAAATTATCCTCTGAGGGGTTTGTATTTGATAACGAGTTAGTGAAATTTTCTAAAGAAATAGAAAACGTAAAAAATCACATGGAAGATTATGTTCCGATGGTAATTTTTGATGGAAAAAATTTCAAATTCGCCAATACACATAAAAATATACCTCAACCGCAAAGTTCTGATCTTTTAGAAGTTTTATTTTATGCTAGAAAATATGGTATCAACACCTGGGATGACAATATTGACCAAGCATTGAATGATGCTACAATAAACCCTTATACAAAAAAGCTATTATCTAAAAAGATTGATGGAGAAATAGTCATAGACCCCGAAAATGTCAAAATTGATGAATTATCTGATACTATCGATTACATAGGAAATACCGTATTTGTTATTCCAGGCGGAGATGAATACAATATGTTAACGATGTCCCATCGATTTCTTCAAAGATTGGGTATAACAAATGATCAAATTTCGGTTCTCTTCAGATTAGACGGAAATAGTGGAAAAATCTGTAATGACTACGTAAAAGATAACAAATTGAATAATCCCATTGATGAAAAAATCAAGATATTTTTCATAAGTACCAAAGTTCCTAAACCATTGTTAAAGACTTCTACCACTATAGATGCTATAGTTAATCTTGGCAGTACAACAGTTCATTATACCCTGAAAAATCTCCTAAAAAATCACCATTTTGTGATTAATTACACCACAAAGAAACTCAAAGAAAGATACATATTTTGAAGTCATGTAGGATCGTTATCAAGGATGAAGTCAATGTCAAGATAGAAAATTTAGATCTCGACACACGCAAATCTTTGGTTAAAAAATTCAAATATTTTGACCAAAAAGCCAGGTATCTTCCGGCTTACAAGCTAGGTAGGTGGGATGGATGTACTAGCTTCTTTGGGCTTGGCGGAACTACATACATGAGCATACTTCCTGAGGTCATAGACGAATTATTACGTCAGGGGTATGATCCTTTGTTGGATGATCTACGTGATTCTGTACCACTAAATTTCACCAAAATTTCCGATGATTTTTGGGGTGACCAAACCTGGCCAGATGGACATCGATTTGCCGGAGAGAAAATTAGACTACGTGATGACCAGGTGGAAGTTGTTAACAAATTCCTCGAGAATCCCCAATGTATACAAGAAATTGCCACCGGATTTGGTAAGACTATTACCACCGCAACTTTGGCCAAAATTTGTGAAAAATACGGTCGGACTGTAACCATCGTTCCAAATAAAAGTCTTGTAGAACAGACCGAGGAAGACTTCCTTAACTGTCAACTTGACGTTGGTGTGTACTACGGTGATAGAAAAAATCTCGACAAAACGCATACTATTTGTACTTGGCAAAGTCTTAATATTTTAGACAAAAAATCCAAAGATTTTGAACAAGGCGAGGTATTAACTTTAGCAGAATTATTAGCTGGAGTTAAGACAGTCATGGTCGACGAAGTTCATATGGCCAAGGCAGAAGTGTTGAAAAAACTCCTTACAAACAATCTAGCCAATACTCCTATACGCTGGGGACTCACAGGTACTGTTCCTAAAGATGATATAGATTTTCAAAACATACGTGTCGGATTAGGTGATGTTATACATCGAGTTAGCGCATCTGAATTACAGGAAAAGGGTGTTCTTAGTGAGTGTCATGTTAACGTGATACAAACTTCTGAATCGAAAGAGTTTGGCAGTTATCCTGAAGAATTAAAATACCTAGTGACAGATACTACTAGGATGGAATGGATTAGTAAACTAATAAAAGGTATATCTGATAGTGGAAATACACTGGTATTGGTTGACAGAATAGAATCAGGACGTATAATAACTAGTAGCATAGAAGATTCTGTTTTCATATCAGGTGAAGTAAAAACAAAAGATCGTAAAGAAGAATATGACGAAATTAAAACGAGTACTAATAAGATCATTGTGGCGACTTACGGTGTGGCCGCTGTGGGTATTAATATCCCTCGTATTTTTAATCTGGTTATGTTGGAATCCGGAAAGAGCTTTACAAGAGTTATAC